AGGTATTAGACTTCGTTCTTCCCAACAACTGACCACGGTTGTGGTTATAGGTCATAGGAACATCGAGTCTTTCGTCTTGTAACACTTTATCAAAGGCAGTAGGTGCGATAACTTCGTTAAAGAGTCTACCATCTTCGAAAATGAGTTTAGATCTTTGGTTGAAAACTGCTGCATGTCCTTCAAGGAATCTTTTATTTTCTTCTTCAAGGATACGACATTCTGCAATTTCTACGTCCAAGTATCTATATTCAACGTTTTCTTTTGACATGATAATCGATTATTTTATTATATATTCTTATTCAACAGGTTTTTCTGGTTGAGTTTTTTGTTTGTCTTCAAGCGCTATGTAATTTCCTGGGAGATAATGCTTTTCGCCTCCATCAAAGGTTGTATATCCTTCTGTTCTTGCTATATCATTAGGAGTTATGACACCCATACCCATTAAGGTTCTTTCGTTATTTATTCGGGTTGTTGAATCTGCTTCAACTAATGCCATCAAATTCCATTCTATACTTTTTCCGTTTATTCTTTCTTCTGTTGTTAAAAGCTTGAATTCCAACTCCTGTCTATACATACGTGCTATAGCCGTAAGAGTTGTTGCTTTGAAGTCCAACATCATTTGTTCAACATTATTGAACTTTGAACTTTCGAACAAACCTACAAGGTGAGGTGGAACTCCATAAAGACTTGCGATTTGACCAGCATTGAACTTTATCGTGTCAATAAAGACAGCATCTTGAAAGTTCAATTGCATATCCATCAATTCTGTGTTTGGAGGCAACGGAATCAAAGTTCCAGCATTAACAGGTCCTGAATACTTTACTTTGAAATCGTTTAACGCTTCCAACATTGCTTTCTGGTTTTGTCCTGATATAGTCGACTTTATTGCTTTAGCACTTGTAGCGTTGTTTTTGTAAAATGAGTCCAATGTTGTGAGTCCTTGCCATGTAGATGATACGTTAAGACGAATTGCTTCAATAGGGTTGATACCCCAAATGCCATCACGTGTCAAACTTCTAAAATGAAGTAATTCGCTTGCATTCAACGTTACTTCTTTAGGTGATTTTTCATCACCCTCTAAGATTTTGTAGTATAATTCACCATTTTTGACACCATATCCTGTCACTCTTGAAGGAGAAAGCAACTCCAAAGAGGTCACAAATCCATTTCTATCTCTGTAAATTCTTGCGAAAGAATTGCCCTTAAGGTTTCTAAAATACTCAAGAGCGGCAAAAAATGTCTGTTGAGATGTATAATTGTTTGGATTGTAATGAAGTAGAGGATATCTATAGTCTGCTTTATCAACTATTCTCCCTTTCGGGCTCTCTATATAGATATTGAGAGGTAATTTAGACAACGTATCACTTAAAGTTTTGATACATATGTAAACTGAGCTCACTTGATCGCTCTTGCTCATATCGAATTGGGGATTGGTGCCTATAATTGAAGGAAGAATTAAATCATTGTAAGCATCGTATGTTCCAACCCACATATTTTTCAAGGACTTAAAAAAGGTTTGTAATGCCATCTTGAATGGGTTTATTTTTATTTATTTATATATTCGTTATTGAGTGTTATTCATATACGTTCGCAATCCTGTAATTTCTTGACCATACTTACCGTCAAGATATCCACCAAGCGCCATCGCAAGCGCGACGACGCCATCCACACTATCATTTTGTTTATTCTTCATTATCTTGATGTTAGCATTAGTGTCAATGTATAAGATTACGTTATTCCAGTTCCACAGCATGCAAGGATTATTATATACCTTTAATCCTTTTTCATATACTAAACTTTCCAGATATTTAAGTGGAGCATTAAACCTTCTTGCATTTTGTTCAAAGTTTACGCAAAAAAGACCGTATTCTTGTAATCTTGAAACAAGTTGGGGGGCGTTGTATCTGTCATATGATATTGAAATTATGTTGAATAACTGACTTAACTCTATTACTTTATCATATATGTTATTAAGATCTATAACTTTTGATTCATGTTTTATGATATAATCTTTTCTAATCCAATCAGTTAAATCCTTTCCGTTTTTTCTCAATATATTATCTGCTCTATTTGCCATAAAGAAAAATGGAAGAACATAAAACATATTATCATCTTCAGTAGGAGGAAATATCAAAACTATAGATGTCAAGTCAGTAGTTCGGGATAAGTCCATACCCATGTAGCAATCTTTGCCATAAAGTTTTTCTATATCAAAATTCATAAATACCTCACGGAGAACATCTTCCGGAATCCACACATCCGGGGTATCCCAAAATATGTTAAGATGTTTTGTAACAAACGCAAAACGATCTGCGTATGAGTGTTTTGCGGTATTATACATTAACTCTAAATCTTCTAATGAGTTGATTACATTTAACGAAGGGTTCGATTTACACCATGTAGATGAATCTTCCATATCATCTGTAGGGTCTATTTGATAAATAAACGCTATCATAGAATCATCTTCTATCTTTCCGTCTAAAATGTTTTTGTTATACTGAAGATGTTCGTTCAAAAAACCATTTATTTTTGATCCTGCAGTAGATATTATCAAAAGTAAGGGGTTTATTCGTGCTCCTGTTCCTGTTTTTATTGCAGCATATATAGAGTTATTTTCATATCCATGCGCTTCATCAAGTATCGCAAAACTGGGGCTGTGGCCTTCAAGTCTTGCTGAATCTACAGGAGAGAAAATCTGGCAGAAACCCTGTTTATTATAATCTTTGAATATTATGCGGCTTCTTTGCCCGGCTAATCTTTTATTTAATTCTGGAGTATGCACTACCATATTCTTTGCAAAGTTTAATGCAACTGTCGCTTGTTGAGTTGTATTTGCTAAAAGAAGACTTTGAGGGTTAATTACTCCATCCCCCAACATACCATATAATTGAAGACTGGAAGCAAAAGCCGTTTTTCCATTTTTGCGAGCGCAAAAAATAAGTGCTTCTCTAATGACTCTTTTTTGTTCATTATCAGCACGATAAAATCCAAAAATAAATGATATGATGAATGCTTGCCAAGGAAGTAAATCGAGTTGAACATATTGATTTTTATGTTCTATATTTAGAAAAGAAAAAAACATGAATACCTTATCGACTTTGTCTGTTTTGTAGATATACTTGTCTTTTTGAAGTAGCATATCTTTGTAGCGTTGTACTACTTTCTTAATATACTCACCCACTATGATATCTCCATTTGACACTCCTTCAACATAATCTTGAACTCTTTGCCAGCATAGGTCTCTGTAATCATCAGGTTTAAGTCTATTTTGTGCTATTGACATACTGCATATTTTCTTTTTTTATGAAGTTTTTCTTGTACTTCAGGTTTTTCCATAGCAATTTTGGTATGCGCACTTATTTTATTTTTTGTTTCCTCTGTATGATGTCTATTTAATGCTTTTATTCTCATCTTTTCTTTACTTTTTTCACTAAATACCCATCCCATACGTGCCTTTCTTATATTATTTTTATGTTCTTCTGTAAGTTTTCTTCCTTTTCCTTTTCCTTTTGCTAATTCTTTCATTAACTTTTTTGACTCTTCTTTATGTCCATATTCAAAAATGAAGTTAGGATAACATCTATAATCTATATTGTACCAATCATCTCTATTTATTGCATCAAAAGCCTTTATCCATTCAAATTCTCTTTTTGCTAAATGAAATATATCATTGCATTCTTCTATAATATATCTTTTGAAGTTTTCTCTTCCATATTTTCTTATAGCATCATTTATCAAATTACCACTTCCTAAATAATCATCTTTAGGATTAAATGTACAATGCTGTCCAAGATATTTTTCTTCAGTTATATCATTAACCGTTACATAAATCAAATAATAGGCGTTTTCCATAGAGCTTTATTTATTATATGGTTAATTAGAAGAAAAGTCATTTAAGAAAGTGTTAAAGCGACATTATTTGATCAAAATTATCTTGATCATTTAAGGCCATTTTAAGTTTTTGTCTTTCTCTAACAGTAAGGCCTAATGAAATTAAAATGGTATTTATATTTTTAAGACAGGATTGATACGCTGAAAATGCTTGATTTTTTACAAAATATGGTTTTGCATTTCTTCTAACAGTTACGTTGACTCGATAACCTTCAGTTCGAAGGTCGTGCTTGCATTGTTCTATCAACTCAATATTGAACATTAACTCATCAATTAAAGTAGCATCTACTTCTTCCAACTGATTTTTATTTTTTAGATAATCGTATATCTTATTTTGAACTGATTGAATATCTTCTGACATATGAATGGTTTTATTTATATATTTATTTCTTTATATCTCTA